TTAGTTTTTATTCAGCAAATGATAACGGTCCATTGGAGGTAAATGCCAAGGATGGGTATCTATACGTTTGTGTAGGTCTACTCTCTTATCTTTTTCAATAAAAGACCAAGCAACAAAGCCGCCATCATTGAAATAGTCATGGATTGCTGCGGCCATGTGCGGGTTAATACCCCTTACCGCAGGGCCAAACTGTCTCCACCACCCGCTTAACCAAGCTAGATATATCGCCATGGCTTTAACGTTTGTGTCTAAACCTGTATTACTGTTTTTATTGCTCATGAGAGCAATTAGGTGGTGTACATATTCAACCGCCACAGGAATCATGTCGTAAGGGATCTCTTCAATGTGATCCACATTGAACCGCTGATGAATTAATTTCCATGCATCACTAGAGCTGAGGTGCTTTGTCTTAGCTACAAGAAGAGCATGTGCATCATGTAATGGGGTACGTTCAGATTTATGGGTTTTCGCAACTGGTGCACCAACTTCTTTATCAAGAATATCTAAAACCCATTTACGGAATTCTTTAGCAATCGCAGTTTTTGCAAACATTGCAATTAGATGGCAACCACGGAGGGAAAAGATGCGAATCGTTTTGGTCAAATTTTTGCTTTTCTTCGAGACACTCAGATTGAGGGTCTCGACAGAATGATTGACACTCAAATTGAGGGTCATTGTCATAGAAGAATTAAACTCATCCTGATTACGATCATACACCTGAGTTACTGTATCCGATTTTGAATAACCAAGAGCTTTAGCTAATTCACTTGCTGTGAGCCAAATCTGCCCATCTTGCTGAACTGTTGAAAAATTTACATCGTTAAAGCTTAATGCTAGACTACCCATTGTTAACTTACCTCATGGTTGTTGACATCAATTAAGCCCGACGCCTGCAAGTGATGGGCTTTTTTGTTGTCTATCGATTTTATGCTTCCGCACTCTGTTTCTCTAAAAACTGTTCAATTGCCTTATTGATTAAATAATTCATCGAACGCTCTTCTCTTACTGCATTCTCTTTTAGTTGCTTATGCAACTCAGGTCGAACACGAATCGCTACCTGTGTATCTGTACGTGCCATATTTATCTCACATTCAATACAATCACCGTGATTATACTATCACCGTGTTTGTATTAATTACAACACCGTGATGCTAATATTTTTTTAAAATTAACTATCGTGTAATTTTCATGGCAAGAACAGACCAGCAATTTCCTTTACGACTACCACCTGAACTTAAAGAAAAACTTGAAAATGCCTGCAAAGAAAGTGGCCGATCAAAAAACGCTGAAGCTGTATATCGCCTAGAACAAAGTTTTCTAGTCACTACAACCACAAATAACACCTCACAAGCCGATGTTAAAATAATCTCGTTAAAAGATGGTAAAAAGCGTGTTATTTATGGGAAATTGTTGAATACACTTGATTTGGATTACACACAGGAACTTTCAAGTCTTCGTGATGATATCCATCTATCTCTGGAAGTTTTGAGTAATTCCTCTTTCTGGAATTCATTGAAGTTTTTTAATAAAGACGTTCTGGTTTATAAAGGCAACAATCATATTGATGTTGTAGATAATGGTAAAAAAAGTCTTGGTTGGCTGACTGTTGAAGATCATTATGTGCAAAAGGATAAGGAATGATAGGGAATCATTTAAATGCACAATATAATTTAATACTTCCTCATGACTTGAAGCAAAAGATTCTGAAATTATTCTATGAATATTATTGTTAGTGTCCAGTTTTAAAATTGAGATGGGGGTATTACACCAACTACAGAGTTATGAAAAGAGTAATTGAATTTTACTCGATTAGTCACCCAAAATTATTTTAGTTATATGGTATATAAAATGAGTGTTAAAATCGAAAAAGTATTTATAGAAAGTTTATTTGATAATAAGAATATTGATTGGAAGCTAAAAGATGTGAATGTTTTAGTTGGTAAAAATGGGGCAGGAAAAACAACCATTTTACAACTAATTAATGCAGTTATTCTTAATAACTCTAAATCGGATTCATTAAATTTTTGCGAATCGGTAAGTTTGTATTTTAAAAATGAAGAAGCTAAAGATAAGTCTATTACTTTAGTGAATCAATCAGCCTTAAAAAAACATGCTAAAAGTATATATATATCACAAGAAGATTATTTTAACAAAATAATTGAAAATCAATTAAAAGATGCAATGAGCAAGTTTGAAATTAAAAGAAAACATTCTAATAATAGAGTTGAAAATTTTAAAATTAGTAATTTTCAAACAGATTTTATAGATAATTTTAAAAACTCAATTAAAAACTCAATTTTAAAAGACTTGGAAAATGATGAAAATATAGAGATTTTTTGCAATGAAAAGTATAAAGAAAACTCTACCAATCTTTCTGTCGAATATATTTCAACAATTAACATGAGTGCAAACTCAATTAATAATATCACTAAAAGTGATGGAAAAAATACTAACTTTTTAGATTATGAAATTCGTGAAGAATTAAACAATTTATTAAAATCAAAAAACACTACCAATAAAAGAAATCTTATTGATGCACTTAATAGTATGTTTTCCGATAGTAATAAAAAAGTTGAAATAAAAAATCAGGACTTATTATTCACATTGGAAAATGGAAAAACTATTGGTTATAATTCACTATCTTCTGGCGAACGACAAGTGATTTATATTTTTATAAAAGTTATAAAGGCTAGTATAAATAATTCTTTAATCCTTATGGATGAACCAGAAATTTCATTACATTTATCATGGCAAGAAAATTTATTAACCGCTATCAGAAAAGTTAACAAAAATAGTCAAATTATTATCGTAACTCATAGTCCTGCCATAGTTATGAATGGTTGGATGGATAGTTTTGTAGATATTAAAGATATTTTTGTAGAGAAAGAAAATGACTGATTTTATAAAATATTTAACAAATAGTAATTTTATAGGGGCTTATAATGCAAATAAAGAAGGGAATAAAGATGCTGCTGAGAAAGGATTAGTTTATATAGAAGATGACTCAGATCAAGTTTTTTGGGAAAAATTTATAAACTTTTATTTTCCAAATCAATATAATATTCAAGCTTCAATAAAAGATAGACCTGGTGTACGAGGGAAACGTGCTCTTGAAGAGTTGTATAGTGATGCGAATGAAAAAGTGTTAATTGCGGTAGATAGTGACTATGATCTTATCTGTCCTGATTTAAATCCCCAATATTCAAAATTCGTTCGTAATAATAAGTTTATTTTAAGTACTTTCGGTTTTAGCAGAGAAAGTGCACTGTTAAATAAAAATTATCTTATTCATTTTTTTAATTCCATTAAATATACTATTAGTCACAATATAAATATTGGTTCTTTTTTAGAAAAGCTTTCACTTTTAATTTTTAAAGGATTAGTTTTTTTCTCTAATGAGCTTAATTCTGGAAATCAATTTGGCTTTATAGAGAGTGAATTTCATAATTGTTTTAATATCTTAGATCAGAAGATTGTAAAAGATGACTTATCACTAGATGAAGATGTGTTAGAAATTATTAAAAATAATATTGATAACTATTTTTCAAAATTAAATTATAGTGAAAAGGTACATAGAGCGGCTGAAGATTATTTAATTAACTTAGGAGTTAACTCTGATAATGCATATAGATTTATATGTGGGCATACAATTTATAATTTAATCCATAAAATCCATGAACAATTAACTAATGCATTATTTAACTTGGAAGTAAAAAAAATTGCTCATACTTTCCATGGGAAAGCAATTAGTCAGCGAAAAGAGCAGCTTAAGCAACAATTTTATAGCCAATCTTCTTTACTAGCTTATTGTCATTGTTATCCCATTAAAGAGGATGATGAAATTCATCAAAGAATTAAACAAAAAGTAGCAGGTATTTCATAAAAAGCGCCTTTAGGCGCTTTCTTCTAAAATTCTCAACTTAGATTTTCTTGGAATATCTAGTCCAACTAAATTTTCAAGAAAATCTGCGTTTACATTCAATTCAGTAGCTCTATCTTCAGCAAAGATTTTCTTTGATAATAACTTTACTCTAAATAATAAAAACCGCATATATTTGCGGTTTTTTGAACTAAAAAATTACTTTTCGTCGATCACCATAAAACTTCCAGCAGCTGAACCTGAATTAATAAGAATTGTATAATTATCACACTCATATTTTTGATCAACGAATTCACCGTATTTTCCATCAACATCTTTTTTTATTTTCCAATTGGATTTAGGTAATCCATATAACTCTGTAAGAATTTTTCTTAACTTAATGTGGTTAATATCATCAAAATTAAAATTCACGCTATAACCAGAAATAAGATAATTACGTTTATAATACTGAATATAACTAAAAGATTGAACTGGTGTTCCTAATAGCCAATATTTCTCAACTTTAGGACCAATAAGAGCTTCCCCAAACTTACTATTATTCTTATTCCAAACTTTATCATCTATTTCCACCTTATATTTTTCTAATTTCCTAACATCATGCCCAAGACCAACGTCAGCAATTACGATTTGATCTTTAGGTACTTCACAAACAGAAGCCCAAACAGCAATAGGAAAATAAGAGGCAATTAATAAAATTCTTTTCATAATATTCCAATAATTTACTTCAAAAAAGAGATTATGATATTGCAATATAATTTGCTCAATAAAAAAGTCTACTATGGGTAGAATTTCCACCATTTTTAATTAAAGTTTTGCCGTTTGGAAATGGTTAAGATAGATATACGAGAATCATTAAAAATGCTGTGCAACCCGAGAAAGTGATGCACAGCATTATGGTGATCGATTCAAATTTGATGTGTTTTCATATAAATACTTTATGCGACCCGGTTAGCAATCCAGCCATAGAAAAACTGTTCCTGGCTTGGATTGCGCTCACAGATTTCAATATATCGTTGGCCTTGCATAATATTGAGAACTCGCACCAGAACTTTCTCTCCTTCTTTACCGCGTTTGGCCAAATAAGTTTTTAGAGCTCCTAATGTGTTAGATCCATAAACACCATCGACTTTTAAATCTTCATATCCTGCTTTACCTTGGTTGTTAAGTAGGTTCAAAGCACGCTGTAAAAGTGGTTTTGCAAAGTTGATACCACAGTTCACACCAGTGTCTAGAAGTTCTTCTGCTACTGCTGAGCTAATCGAGTTCACCTGATCAAATCGCGGAGCTGTCCAGTACTGTTTCCGATAAATAGATTTAGCTACATCAAGCGGCAAATCTTTCATGTTTCCTTTGTAGCCATTTTCTCGAGCAACTGCTTCAGTAATACCGTACTTAGTTGCGCCACCACGATCTGCGGGGTTGTTAACATACCCACCTTCACGTTTAATGAGTTCTTCAAGATATTGTTCAATATTCATTTCACTTTCCTTTAGATGTAAAAAACCGCCTTTCGGCGGCATTAACTATTCTCAATGTCTTTTCTGGCTTTCTTAAATTCTTTAATAACTTCAACGATCGTTTTACCTTCTTGTTTATCAATGAAGTTAAAGATCCACCGGACTAAAGCCCAACCGGGTAATCCACAAACAAAGAAGAATCCACCAAGTGCAATCATCCCCCATACATCAGTAATCCATTCATGAAGTCCCCACTTCACAATAATGAATGAACCTCCAGCCAAACTTGATACAACCGTACAAATGAGTCCAACCGCCCATTCTTGTGGTGAGCGTGGCATACGTGTCATCAATACAACTGCAGCGACTAAAGCAACTGCTAAAGTCACCATAATTGCTGCTCCATAAAATTTTAAAAGTGCTGTTAAACCGCTAGTGGAAACTGGTTCCATTTATCTCTCCAGAAATAAAAAAACCGCATATAAGCGGTAATCATCTGTTGTCCAATCCATCATTGGAGCAACCATTAATAAAAAAACACCCATATGGGTGTTATAAAGTTCAAAAAATTAAATTTAGCTTTGAATTACTGTTTACCTGTATAGAAATTTTTGGGATATGGGCAATAAATCACTGCCTCATAAAAATAATTAAAGCTTCTTGCTCCAGATGTTCCAGGTATATTCCCCCATTGAACAAGTTTAACTTCGATTGTGTTTAGGCTTGGAAAAGACATAACTGGATAAAAATTTGCCTCTCCATATGAAACACCGCCAGAGCTGAATTTTAAGCCACTACGCCATGGATAAGACATGGTGTCGGATATATACAAATATTCGCTTGATAATTGCTCAGGCAAATTAATTGTATAAGTAGCGGCGGGATTATTATAGGTGTTTACTCCTCCTGTCATGATTCCTGCTAATTGCAAATATCCTTTAAGAGCATCAAATACTAACGTACCTTCAGCATTAAAAACCTGAAGTCCGAATTTGCTCGGCATCATTTTTGCAATGGTATAACTTACTACTGTTCCTACATCTCCTTGCTGATATCCAAAGAGATTAAAGTTAAATTTCCATATACCATTAATTTTAGTTAATATTGAATTTGATCATATTAAATTTTTCAGAGATTATGCTCATATAAAAATCTTTTTAAATTAGTAAATTAAGTTAATAAACTACTAAAATTTTTGCAAAAAAACCACCCGAAGGTGGTACTGAGATTTAATACTGGCAGTAAACTACTTTTTAAACTTCATACATATTAATTACTGCTAGTTTTCTATCTTCATTAAAGTATTTCTTTCTCAATCTTGGTTCGAGCTTTAAATCCTGTCTTATCTTTAATGAGTCTTTTAATTGAATCGCACATTTGGGGAAGATATGCCATTGGATATTTATTGGATAACTCGAATGTCATTTGTATTTCAAAATAATTTTCTCTAACAGGATTTACTCCTTTAAAAGTTAGAGTCTCACGAAAATTATTACATATATCATCAATTACAGGAGGAAAGTAGTAAGGCACTTCAGCATCCTTGGATAAATATATGTATACATAAAGCTTATTGTCAGAAGGCTTTTCAATCACAACTTGATTTTCAGAATTATTTTTATAGAACCAACAAACAATGCCTTCTTCAACAGAATCAACATTAATTAGTCTGTATTGTGAATTATTAGAAAAAAACTCTTTAACTTTAAGTAATGGGTTCACCGAATGTTCTTGATCATATTTTAAAGGGAAGAATTCAAACCCTAACTCATATCCCAAGCTTGCATCATTAAGAGTATTTAACCCCTTTTCAACAAGATCAATAATAGCTCCATTTAGCGATAATCCCTGCTCCTCAGCATAATTAGAGGTCATTTCGTAAGCAGCGATTGGCAATCTAAGTTGCATACGATGTGAATCAATTTGACGGGCCATTAAAAATTTCTCATTTATATTGACAATGAGTACACAATAGCACACTATTATTTCAAATGACATATGTTTTTATGTCATAGACATGTTTTTTAATGTCAGCACTGTTCACGACCAAGATTCCAGGGCTTTTATCAACACTCTATAAGGAATATTGACATGACTAATTTAACACAATTCACTTTCCATAATGAATACAACATCCGCATTATTGATTTGAATGGTGAGCTTTGGTTCGTGGCTACTGATGTTGCAAATGCTTTAGATTACCGTGATGCTGGTAACATGGTTCGTAATTTGGATGTTGATGAAAGGGGTACTCACAATATGAGTACCCCTTCTGGAGACCAAAATTTATCTATCATTAATGAATCTGGATTATATTCAGCCATCCTAAAAAGCAGAAAACCAGAAGCAAAGAAATTTAAGAAATGGGTAACATCTGAGGTTCTTCCTGCTATCAGAAAGACAGGTCGCTATGAAGCGCCAAAACCTATCACTCCACGTAACTACATTAACAACAATGATATGTTAAATATCAAACGTCTAATTTGGTGCTGTGCAGGTCACTTAGATCAGAAACAATCTGTCGGTAATGCTATTTGGTATTCACTTCGTAACGTGACTGGTGTGCCAAGTCCTGCGAAATTCGAGGTTGAACATTTGCCGGTTTTGGCACAAGAGTTTAATCGCATAATTGGTATTATTGAACCATACATTGAAGCTCGTTATGCATGCGAGGAAGTTCTAGTTAAACGTTTACTTCGAGATCGTGAGGATGCTAAATATTTATTAGCTAAGTTGCTTGATGAAATGAAGCAGTCTGCATTAGAGCTTAATACAGCTTTACAGAAACAATTGCCAATGGTTTTTCAGGGCGAATGTTTAAATCTTGTTGAGCGCAAACCTTGTGGTATTGATCATCAAGAATTTAATCACTGGGCTTAATCCAACTGAAGCAAAGCTATCTAAATGATAGCTTTGCTTTTTCCTCACCCGTCATTACAGGTAGTTAAATAAATTATGAGTTCCAATATTTAAAAACCTTCTCATCCAGCTTCCTTAACTCATCCAAACTATAAAGTCGCCCTTCAGGATCAAAAAACTTATCAAAATCAAATTTCCCTTCCTTATAGAGTTTAAAACGCTTTGGTCCTAACCATTCTTTTTGAAAGAAATCATCAGTCTTGCTAAAAAACTCTTTGAAAGTCGTGTTTGCATCAAGTTGGCCGATTAATTGGCTTCGTTCATCTTTTGGAATGTCCTTAACACGCCGCTCATCCATTATAAATGGACGTTCACCGACAAGTTGACCGTCTTTCTCGACTGGTACTAAGATACTGCGGCAATTAGGGTGTAACGGCGGAACCCGTTTTGCTGGGTCGTTTATTTCCCAAACAGATCCGTCCAAAGAAGCGCATAATTTCGTTGTTCTACCATCCAAGACGCTGAGAAAACGTACATACTCAAAACCGATTTTATTGAAAGTGTCTAAATATGCTTGATTGGCCACATGACTGCGAACTGTTCTCACAGTACGGTCAATATCAGACTTTGTGCTAGTTAAAAGGCCATCTTCAAAGTTAAGGCGTTTGGTACCACGAATACGCTGAACAATCTCCTGATTCGTTTTACCTGAACCAATTCCATCACGAATAGCATATTCAACTTTTTGGCGGGCAGTTTCAGCAATCTTGGAAAGTAGATCATCAACTAATGCTCCGCCCACTAAGGGTCTTTTTTTAGCTGTTGCATATAGCTTTTCACCATTTGGCTTTTTAATCTTGCCACCATATAGCTTAGCTGTGTAATTCGCTTCATATACGGCCAATGCTGTAGCAGATACGGCGAAGGCTTCTGGTAAAGAAGTATTTATTGCCGTAAACCACTGAGAAATTAGATTCCGAATCTCTTTGAGATTAGCCGTGGTGTACTGGCCACCAGCAAGCGCTAATTTTTCAGAATCATTTAGCTCATCCAGCAAGTCCCGAAGCTTTGCCAACATCAAAGCCGACTCATCATTAAAAATCTTTAATAACTCATTCACTGTATGAGAAGAAGCGCGATATAAGTATGCCTGATGTTGAGTAAGTACTTCGATCAACGTTTTATCTTTTGAAGTCATTTAACACCTCTAAAGCGACATACTATCTCGCTCACCTTCAACACGTTTTAATTCTTCCTTAAAATCATGAGCTGGTAACTTTCCAGTAGCGATATATTCCCAATACGTTTGGAATGAGTTCTTACCTGCAAGAGCACCTTCATAAAGCTGCTTTGCGAGATTGATGTCATACTGCTGAACGATAAATTCAGGTTCTACCGTAAATGTATATTTGGATGCATCCAGCTTTAACCACTGAGCAGCATATTTACTCGCTTGTTCGATCGCCTGAGCTGCACACATCACAATACTATGTAGACTTGCATGCTGGTCATCCTGACGTGCACGGCGAGCTTCACCTGACTCTTGTGAGTTGGTATCAATCACCTTTGCTCCAGCTTCAAGAGCGGCATTCTTTTGCGCATCCATTTCATGCTTGGTGAGTTCAATACCATTACCTGAAATTTCCAAGTAACCGCATTGTGATTCTTTTGGTAGGCTCCAGACAGCCATTACACCTGTAACACTAAGATCGGGATCTTCATTATCAATGCCATTAATCCATGGTTGGGGATGCGCAGTATGGTGAAGGGATTGAAAATAGTCAGCGCTAAGTTGGTAATACTTGAGAGCAGCTTTAGCCATTGTCAAAAGTGGAACGGTTCCAACATCTGGCGAATTATCAGTGGTACCGCAAAAAATGAAAGGCGTAAATGAAAGCAGATTGCCGCCTAGACCTGGTGTTTTATCTTCTTCCTTAGAACCATCAAATAAACGTACTGATAAAGCTCCTTCAGTCATTGATAAAACCCGATGGACCGTCTTTGTGTTATGGCCAAACTCATCTTCACTATTATCAAATTGCTCCTCGAGTACCAAAAGCTTTAAATCTTTTCGCCCACCAATGCTGTTTTCCTTCCAGTTAATGATTGAAAGCGCATCATAAAGCGCAAAGTAAGGAACCCCATTGGAATCAACATCCACTAGCAAACCACAACGACCAAATACCAGAAGTTCAAGACAAATTCTAATGAAGAGCTGTTTAAGACCAAATCCATCATTAGTTGCATTAGTGATAAGTCCTTGAAGCAAAGTACTTTCAATCACAATATTTGGCTGTAGCTTAGAAACCAAACCAATCATCGTGCGTAGCGAATCTTGAACCCATAAAGGATACTGAGCACGGCTTAAATAAGCTTTGTAAATCTCTCCAGCTGTATCTCCCTGCTTTTCAGCCTCAATCATGCCAGCCGATTTAGCTAGGTACTTTGTCTGAGCTTGTTTGATCTGCTCTTCGCCGGCAAAGGCGTCACGCATAATCTGCCAGCTTTTTTGTGCAGCAATATACTGCGGATGTTTATCAGTAACTGCCATAAAAACACCAATAAAAATGCACTTATAAAGGTGCGTTGTTTAAGACATCCCACGAATCCTACGAACCCCAACAGATTTTTTGTCGATCGGGAATAAATAAGCGATTGGATATGTACCAGCATCATTCATATGGTCAAATCCTGATTTCTTATCAGGCTGGCCATAAACATCATAAATTTGTCGCTCTAAGCATTTTGCAAAATGCGGACATTTAGTCACGTTCACAAATAACCTGCGCTCAGAGAAAGTATTGCAAAGCATCCCATTCATTGAGTTGATACGGTCTTTTACTGCTGGATTTCGACTGTTAACATGAACTTTAAAACCTGCCTTTCTTAATAAAGCCAGATCCGTTTCACTAGCATTACTCGACTTACGGTTTTCACCTGAAGCATCCGGATAAACTGCAATTTCATGTTTAGGATAACGCTCCTGAATAGCTTCAATCATTGCTGGGGTGTCAAAGAGATTCACGAACTCATCAACAGCGTGCATTTGCTCACCACGGCGAACATATACAACCGCAGCCATTTTGGTAACGTTAAAGTCCATCCCGACATAAAGTACATCATTTGATTGAACTATTTCTGTCGATGCGCTTAATAAACGATTAAAACAGTAAAAGATAACGCCTTGATAACTTTCAAAGCTTGCCTCATATTCCTGGCTAAATGTCTTAGGATCCATCTTGCGCTTAGCAACAATGATCTCTGGCTCTGGAATATTTCCACCTTGTAAAGAGGTATAGGAAAAGCTTTTACAATCTGGTTCATGTCCCGGCTGACCATCCATGAAAGTGTCATAACAATGGTTAAAGCCTTTAGGTGTTCCAATCCTTAATACATGACCACCAACCCGTTGTTCTTCATTGACTACATACTTACACGTAGACAGCATTGGCCGAAGTACTTCCTCCCACGCCGCCCATTTACAATCGGTCCATTCATCAATAATTAGGAAAAATAAGCCAGATCTACGAAGGTCATCATAATTATCTAGACCTACAACACGGATAACATGGCCACTTCTTAAAGTGATTGAACATTCAGTCTCATTCGGCTTTCCAGCTCGCCAAGATGCCGGGATTGCTTGCTTTAATCGCTTCCAGAAAACCCGTTTAGCTTGCTTAAAGGTTGGCGCTGCATACCAAATCTCATCCTCAACAGAAACATTCCATTTAGCCGCCAGTCTTGCGGCTCTGCGCATTTCAGCCTTGGCCAAGAATGTTTTACCGAAACGTCGACCACAAACAGCATCACGAAATCGGGCTTCTTTCTGCCAACCCCATAAATAGATATTTGCCTGCTTTGGTGTTAACTGAACTGAACCTTCAGGAGGATTAAAGAATTGGCTCATTTGGTATCTCCTCATCAGGATTCAAAACAAGTTTGTAATCCTCTTCAGGTGGGCGATACTCTGGTGGATTCACTTCACACTGTAACTTCTGAAGCTCAAGCTTTTTAATCTCAAGCTCCACCTCAGCTTTTGTTTGTCCTTCTTCATTAACTCTACCCTTGCTTGTCTGATCGCCTTTCTTGTCATAAAACCCTTTGGTGATTTTTTGCATCTGGTCGACGATCTGGAGTGTCATTCTCACGTTATTTTTTTTGGACCACAGCAGATCATTCAGAATTTTCAACTGGACAATGTCATTTACACCACTAATTTTATTAAGGGGCTGTTCAAGATACTCATCCCGAACTTTCTCAAAAAAATCTTTAAATTCCTTACTTAAATCTCTACCTGCAACTTTCGTTGGATCGTAAGATTCAACTTGTTGCCTTGAGACTTCAATATCAAATTCTTCCTTGACGAGTGCTACTGTTTCTTGAGGTGTATTAAAAACAGCAAGTGACTGCACAATAAAGAGTTTTTGCTTTTTGTTTAAAGTCGCCATTTCTCTCTATCCGTCAAGGTACGTCAAGGAAACATGGCAAAAAAAATGAGCCGAAAGGCTCAACTTATCAAACATGTCCCACAGCACTTGGAAATATTTACATCTGATACAAACGGCGCTTGCTTCGCCACTTCAATTAGTCGCTTCACGCTTTCGTCCGCTCCCCATCTTTTTACTACACCAACAAACTCTTCAACGTCATGCCCAGCCAAGTAATGTTTTGGTAAGCCAGTCAAATCGCTATAAAGTGGCTCTCCATCGCCGTCTCGCTCAACGCCAATGTGATAAAGCTCATGTTCGATTAAAGCACAAAAGTCTCGGTCCGTAGCCTGATCACAATAACTAGCATCAATTGTTATGAGATATACAGGCACATAGCCAAACCAATCACGCATTTGCTGCTCTTGTCGAGCTTTCTTCCACCCACTTTGATTGAACATCACCTTTTCACATTGACCTAGAACCATACGCTTTTTAGCTACACATGCGGATGAAGCCCATGCACACGCCAGGAAATCTTCATTGTCGTGAATTAATTCAGCGATATGATCATGATCGGGGTTATGTAATGGTCCACCAATAGTTAAGTAATTAGCAATAACCCATTTCTTTAGGTCTGGTGCTGGAATTATACGGATTGCTTCCTCTTCTTCAGCTTGATCAATAAAGTCAGTTGGTGGGAATGGTCTAATTTGTTCCATTATCTAATCTCGCTAATTCACTTTTTATCCAGTTAATTGCATAACCTGATTCAGTTTGGTGAGGTTCAAGACGCTCAAATACATAACCCCGATCTAGAGCTAGATCATATTTATTAAATGAATTTGCGATCTTCCTTCCGCCTCTACCTACAGACCATGGACTACCTGCAATTTCTATTAGAAGATTCAACTTCACAATATAAAAATCAAACCGCCAATTTTTAGTTGATTCAAATTGAAATTTTTTTCGATATCCAATTCGATGCTCTTCTAGTTCTTGAAATAAAGTTTCTTCGGCCTCGAGATATTTTTCTTTTGCCTTAGGCAATAGTCTGCTTTTAGGTTTGGTTTTAGGTTCTTTTTTTCGCGTGAGCCAAAAATATTCTTTATCGTCCATATTTCACCCATAAAAAAACTACTTCCGCAGATTGTTTTAATTTATCTCTGGACCGTAATTATCTTTAATAATTTGTATTTCTAAATTGATATCTTTCAAGACATCTAATTCTTTCCTCATATGCAAGGACATTTCTACGGCTAGCTTTTCGATTTGTAATATCTTGTTTGCAATTTCACATTCTGGAATACCATATTGAATAATTTCTTCATGTAATTTAAATATCTTTTTAAAACCAATATCAAATTCTTTTTTTGTTTCTGAATTACAAACAATACATGCCTTATTATAAGAAACTACTAAATTTAATAAGTTTTCCAGTATTTGACTTTCTAAGTTATTTGTATATAAATCTCTCTTATTCATATTAATGAATAAAATGAATATAGAATACTTTTCAACCAAATCGAGATAAATTGTCAATCGTGCTTCTGCTATTTTTTCGGATTTCTGGAATGATTTTGTTCGAAAAAAAGTTATCAGAAATGTGATTGCCAATCCAATTACACCAATGGAGGCTGCTAAGAGTTGTGCAAATGCTTCTGGTTTTTTCCAAATTTCATTTAAAATATCAAGCATATTAAATTACACATTGTTTATTTTGAACTAAATATAACTTATTCCCAATTTTTTTACTCCAACTCATATACAATTTGTAAGTGTCACATCATGATTAAATATCAATATGAATAGCGCTCTAAATTGGGTTGTAAATTATTCTTCTGTTATACAAACACTATGTTCAGTGCTAGGGTTAATACTGGCAATATGTGCTCTTATATTTGCTATACATCAAATTCGGATTGCCCAAGAACAGCGTTTTCATGCACTTAAAATGCAACATTTATCTAGCTTGCATGAGACCATATACAGCGCAAAGAAGGCAAAATTAAAGATTCAAAATATCAACAATGATTTGTTTGATATTTTGATGTCCGACATCGAAATATCATTGTTTGAACAAGTAAATGAAACTATTTCAACAAATAAACGTTTTTCAGAAACTTTTGATTTTGCTGAAACCATTTGTTCAGAACTTTTAGCAATGTTTAAAGACTCCAAGAATGAAATTACTATTTCAAAATTGGAGAATGTGAGTGACGCTAGAGTCGATCTAATTCATTCACTTCTTCAATGTGAACTACACTTAGAGAACTCCATTAATAATTTCAAAAAAGAATTTCCTTCATTTAATATAAGAACTTGGGAGTAATATTTTCTTTTATTTTAATAAATGCATCAAAAACCCTCCGAAGAGGGTCTTAGTTAATCAAAGTCATATCCCAAGTTATCTGAGATATCCCAGCACTCTTCCAAACCGCTCTTAATCTCATCTCGCGGAAGGTCTTTAGCAACATAGAAGTATTTAAGCTCACCGTCTTTCTTGAGTATTTTAAGTTGATATGTCTGGTATTAAGTTGTATTAGTAAATGTTGTTACACCACCTTGGAAAGTTGGCGTTGACTGGGGTAGATCAGCATCAAACTCCCAATCCAACTCATTTTTACTATAACCAGTTAAAACGGTTTTATATTTACCATGTCTAACCCCACCAATACATGCAATCTTCATGTTTTATTCTCTTTGAAGTTTTAAGAGAAATTATTAAAGCATATATTGTGATTTTAGAAAGGTTAGTCATCGGGGGATTTAAGAAATATCCCTAACTCTTTAGTCGCATACTCTTGTATTAAACTCATGTATTCAAAGAACTGTTTTGTGCTTAGTCTTGTTGTAGATGTTTCTCTAATTACACCATTGGCCACTGCTTCATGTTGTTCTGATTCTGACTGCTTGAGCATTGTAATTGCGTGACACATCTCGGCATATTCCTCATCATCACGCCTTAAGATATGGATCAAGAACTTTTTCTTAAACTTAAAATGACAGTCTTCCTTATCTTACCCGGTCTTTTTCTGGATTTCCTGCATCCATTCCCAATACAAAGAGTTTTGGTTTAATGAACGTTTAGCACTTTGCGGCTTAATAGTAACAACCAAAGGCTTACCTTCAATTGCAACTTCTGCATGGTTCTAATTAAGATAATTTGTCACATAGTTGATGTCAGAATGGTTTTTAATGAAGAATCTAGGTTCCATTTTGATCTCGCAATAAAAAACCACCCGAGGGTGGCTAAATCAGACAAAAGAATGGAGATCAATATAAATCCATTGTACTTTGAACATGGTTGCGAATATTTAAAACTTGCATTTGCCCTCTTAAACTCTTCAATTCAGTTTCTACATTGCTTGAATATTCCAAAATCTCAAATGCATATCTGGTGCCATTAGAAAAATTCATTCTATTCTTTAGGATTTCTCTTAAATAAGGGTATTTTTTATCTTTAATTTGTGCAAATAAAAACTCTTTAAATTGTTTATTTGCAAATATCACTAGTTTTTTCATTAGAACTTACACAAATAGCTAATTCACAACAGTTTATCAAAAAATATCCTGCTCTTTAAGGGACGTAATTCACCCATTCTTCATAAATAAAAAAACCGCCAATAATCGATATTTAGCATGGCTTTACATGCCATAATACATTCGGCAAGTAAAAACTTAACCATTAAAAAACCCGCTTCCAAGTAGAAACAGGCCATAAAAACAAAAAACTTTCAGCGCAGTATTTGATACTGATAATACAAATTAAAATATGTATTTACAATATATTTTAAGAATATAAGTGTTGGAATAGGATGTTAGCCAACCACGTATTAAATGCTTGCTTTGATAAGAAAGAAGGAGCTTGGAATAGATCGATATCAACATTTAAATCATGATGACCAACAACTTTATATCGACCACCACCTAAAATAATGATGTTTGTATGAGGATATCTCAATGTTGTTAATGCATGGCCTAAGAATCTAGCTTGCTTTTCTTTATCATGCTGACATGTTTTAAATTCATCTGAGTTTACAAAAAGATCATATTCTCGATCTATTGTTGTCTTAATTTGCGTAAGTTCCACTTCGATCTCCTTATTATGGGAAATCTTTTTATAACATATAAAAACTCACTATTAGCGAGCTCTTAGGTTAAAAATTGATATCGATGTTATCAAAAATAGATGAGGCAAAATCAGCTATATCTTTTCCGATTTCTACAATTAAATCTTTAACCTCAACTAGATCAGGATTCACAGAATTAAGCACAGAGTCTTCCTGCTTTTTATTATCCTCGACATCTAATTGCTCAACATTATTAATCTGTTCATTTTGATTTTGCATTAGGCTAATTATTCCTCAAAAGTCTGAAATTCTGGAGGCGCAAATAATGCCATCTTATCCTTTTTGCAAATTCTTTCAATTCTCAAACCAAAATCTGTAGCAGCTTTTTGTTTTTCATCTTCTGTTGTATATAGAGGTGTTTCATAAGCTAAACCACTTACATGACCAAAAAAGTGATTGATATGGTAATTCAGTATTAAATTTTCCTTATCTTGATCTAATGGAATAAGTAGCTTTTCAAGCAAATCAAGAGGCTTAATACCTGTCTGCCTTTCTAACATGATTTGATATACTGCACTGTTAAGCTTTTCACAGACCGTTGATTCTTTTTCTTCAGCATGCAATAGACTTCCAAGTGACATTAAAATTACTATAAGTATTAGTCTCACTCATCTATCTCCACATGTACAAATCAGTACCACAATAAAAACTAAGGGGATTCTTCAACATTTTCAGCTAAACACGTAGCTAATATCGTTGCATAGTTATATGTCATCTGCGAAGTATATCCAGATGTATCAAGGTCTTTAGCTTTGTAATCATTATTCCTATAAATTTCTTCAACTGTTTCCTTAAAATCTTTAGTTTGGGTTTTACCTGTATCAAGATCTGTGTATAAAACTTCTAATCCTTTTACTCTTTCTAAAGCTATTTCTTTGGGTACATTGTCAACTTTCCAAAATGCGGTCATGACATAAATTTGTGCTTTGTTCTCACAATATCCTGCATGCCCCAAAATAGGTAAAAGTATTAAAGAAAGAAGTATTTTATTCATGCGCTACACTTTAATAAATTTAAAGCCCGCGAATGCGAGCTTTATGTACTTAGTGAATTACTATAATTTCGTCCACTATAACGTAAAAATAGCATTTACCCTGTACAGGGTCAAGTTTTTGTATAATTTATTTAAAGACTAAACTTAAGTTCCTAACTGCTAAGAATTATGGTAAATATATAAATTTCAACTATAAAGTTTATATAAAATGCCAGAACCCACTCCATCAGATCAAATCAATTTAAAAATTGCATACTTTAATATCTTACAGAATATTATTGGCCGAATGTCAAACTATGTGTTGGGTATTAAAACTGCATCTATTACTGTGCTAGCAGCTTTGTTGGCTTTTTCAGCTTCTGTTAAAGGAGGATGCTTTAATTGGGGATTATTCTTAATTCCTTGGGCAGTATTTTTAGGTTATCACATTCATTTTCTTCGACTTGAACATGCCTTTCGGAGTATCTATAATGAATCTACTAATAGTTTAAATATTGAGATTAGTGATTTTAAAATTGACAATTCAAAATTAAAAGAACATTTACCAAATATTTTTAAGATTCTTTTCTCCTTATCTTTAATTATTTTTCATGGTGCTTTATTAGTCGTAATCATTTCAGTTTACAATATCCTAGGTAAATAATATGTATACAAGTGTACGAATAGAAAACTTTAAAATTAAACAAAATAATACTCTATTTTCAAGTGAATATTACACTTCTAATGTATCTGATTCTGACATAGCAGAATATAAAAATAGAAATAATGATAAAATAATAGAGTTAAGCAATTATATGAGAGATGGAACAAATATTCTTGACGCTAATTTAATACAAAATCATCTCTTTCCAGATGTTGAAAATGACATTTTCTTATCACATGCACATGGAGATGAGGATGAGGTTGTAAAACTTGCAATTATACTTGAAAAAAAAGGGTTAAAAGTATTTGTAGACTCATGTGTTTGGGGTAATGCTTTTACATTATTAAAGGCAGTTGATAAGAAGCATTGTTATAATGAAGAAAAAAATAATTATAATTATGATAAAAGAAATTATTCAACAGCGAATATTTATATAATTTTAAATACTGCTTTGCAAAGAATGATTGATAGTACCGAATTATTTATTTTCTTGGATACTGAAAATTCCACCCAAAAACTCACAATTAATCAATTAATTCATCAAGAAAAAGGATTATCTTCTCCTTGGATCTTTTCAGAATTAAGCTTTGCACAACAAGTACGTCGTAGAGATAATAGAAAAAAATTGAAAGACAATCGTTTTTTTAGAAAAATAGCAGAAGATATGAGTCCCGCGATGGAAAGTGCAAAATTAGAAATAACGTATCCTCTTCCTAAAACTGACTTTACTTTAAATAATGACGATTTTAACAAATGGTTAAATTCTGAAGAAATACCATTAAAAATAATGAATTATACCCAATTCTATAATAAAAATGAAAAGCAATTAGAATATTTTTATAATTATCTTTTCCAATTTGGTTCAATTTTTAATAAAGAATTTAATCTTGAGTCAATAATGTAATTATTATAATTTTATAGTTATAGAGTCGATTTTTTAATCGACTCTATAAAGTATATTAAGCAGGTGCATTAAACCAATTTGGATTAGTTTCTAACATATCCCCAGTTGAAAATGATACTAACCTGAAGTTTGAGCTGACCAACGGCTCACCATTTACCCCACGTATGTTATAGCTCTTACTTAACTTCATTGCTAGTTCGTTTGATCTAATAATTAGTCCTGAATAATTAAAAAAGTCTGTAGGGTTTAAAATTCTAAGAGCATCCCAGACTTTCATCATTTTAAAATTCTGTTTAATTATCGCTTCTACAAGCTGCTGCACTTCATGCTGATCCTGACGTTGTAATTCATGACTACGTGCTGCCATCGCAGTTAAATGATGTACGTACTCCACAGCGTAAGGTAAAACATCGTATGGAATCTCATTAACATTATTGACTGAGAAACGCTGATTAATCATCTTATAAACTTCAGCCATACTGAAATTAGATTTACTTACTAACACACCTACTGCTTCAGCTAAAGAAATTCGTTCACGAATATCAGTTACAGGTTTTGGCTGGCATTCTTTGTCTAAGATATCAAGTACCCATTTTCGGAATTCTTTAGCAATTGATGTACGAGCAAAGAAAGTTATGAGATGACATCCACGTAACGAAAAAATACGAGTTTCTTTTTCCGAGTTACCATTACCAAAACCCTTGACCGTCAAATTGACGGTCAAGGTCATTTGATTAGTAAATTCATCAGAATTACGGTCATAAATACGTGAAACTGAATCTTCACGTGCATAGCCTAAAGCACGAGCTAATTCAGATGATGTAACCCAGATTTGGCCATCATTTTGTTGTACTGGATGAAATTCTATTGAGTTAAAAATTAAATTATTCATGATTAACCACCTCGGGTTTAGATAATTGCTGCCTCATACAGGCATACCTCATGAATAATTGTACCCTAATTATAGGGTACATCAAGTATTTTATTTTTGCTGTTCCTCAACATCATTTAATAATTCAGCATAATTTGCCGTCGCTAAGCTATTTTTCTTCAGCAGTTGAACTACTTCTACCTTAATACCGACTGGAATTGGTCTTCTTTCTTGTAACCAGTCTCTAACACGACGTGCATCCACACCAAGTGCTCGAGCTAAATCGCTTTGCCATTGGTTACCATATAAGAGTTCACCAGCTTGTCGCAATTGTTCAGGAGTCATACGATGTATATCGTTTGATTCAGACATATACCTTTACTCAAGTACGTAAGTAAGTACTTACTTATAAAAAAATTAAAACTTTTTAGGTAAAAATCAGTCAGCACTTACTGATAAAACTTAAAACTATTATTCCATATTTTGCGTATTATTCTAAAAACATTTAAGTATTTTAAGAGTAAGTTTTAGACTAGTATTTCTTAAACGTTTTAGAAAAATTACTAAAACGTTTAAGAAATATTTTATTAGTTTTAGTTAATACCCAATAAACCCATATCTACAATGCAACACCGCCAAGCCACACTTCACATCGCTCCGTGCATCTGACTGCGAACGATCCTCTCTGACCATCTCAGGCCATGACTGTCCACGGAAGTAACGATCGATAATCGCGTCCATCCATTCATCCATGACTTCGCTCTTCCCATTAAATCCAAGACTAGACGTTGTACTGCACGTGCTTCATTATCATCAATCTGGCACTGTGTTTTAGATTTGGTTTTACGAAACGGATCTGATTCACTCACAAAGTAATTAGCAATAATTTCCCGTTGTTTCTTCTTACCCAACCGCTTTAACCGGCGCTGCTTTTCAACCTGTACCATTGCTGAGGCAATCGGATTGCTATATGCACCAGAAGGAATTCCGGTAAAACTCTTTTGATCTAACCATGCACCGAACTGGTATAACCAGCCCTCCAGATCGAATCGTGTCCAGTCCACTGCATGCATAATATGCTTCTTATCGATCATTAGTGTCATTCATTTCCCCCAATCATTTTCTCTATCTGCTGAACCGCTAAACCTGACTTCACTTGCTCTGTACTGAACCGTAAAACTGTAAAACCCATCATTGCTGCCGAGTTATATTTCTCCATATCCCCGATGTAACCTTTGCCTCTTGTGTGACGCCCGCCACCTGCCATCCAGATCCCACCTTCAACTTCTACCAGAATCTTTGTGCCGGTAATCAGAAAATCAGCTCTCCATTTCCTTTTCGGATGGAATTTATATTCCTGCTCAAAACAGATCTTGCACGCTCTTAGGTGTGTTGCCAGTACCGTCTCGCCTTCACTTGGCTGTCTGGTACCTTGCTTTGCTGAACGGCGCTTCTTTGTCTTCACTGGAAATAATTCACGGTATTCAGCTAAACTCATACTAGACATACAAAGCCCCTTCAAATGCGTAGAGCTCACCATCCAAGAGCGCTACGTTGACATGGTAGAGGTCTGTCATGCTGCCCCCTGCAATGTGCCTTTGAACCCAACTTGCTTGAGATACGGCTCCCATTTTTTGGCCTGAACTGGATCGCTAAGTTTTACAGCGATACGTGCTGCAAGTTGATCGTAGCTTTCCCCTGCAGCTGCAAACTGGCTTGCGAACTCAGGATGTTGTGAGAGTTTTTGAGCGAAGGTGTGAACCTGTTTGTCGCTGAGTTGATTTGACATCCCCTGCGGGACTCGAACCTGCGTCGTTGTATTTTGGATCTTTGCCTGTTCACGTGCTTGGTATTTACCACATGCGTTGATTAACCAATCTGCAAAGTGATAATTCATGAGTTCATCACAAAGGGTCTTCTCGGCGTTGTAGAGTTCAAATGCACGTAGCTCACGATCGAACCAAGTGGCGTTTTTGATTTGCTCGTAAGTTTCCTGATCAGTTGCCAAAAGAATTTCTTCACCAAGTTTTTTCAAACTCAACCATGTTTTTTTATTTTTAGATTCTTCTGATAGATTCTTTGGTAGATTCCGTGTCCCAACGTTGGTACTGTTTAATGGGATTGTTGGTACTCCTTCCTCGGAATAATGGGACTGTTCCGTTGTTGGTACTGTTCCAACATTGGTACCCTTAAAATCGGTACTTTCCTGAAGTAAGTATCCCGTTGTTGGTACCCTTTCATTTTCACGTCCCAACACGCCGATTAATTTATAGATTTTTACCTGTTTGGTTTTACCCGTACGTTCACCCGTATCGGCGATAAGACCGTCTTCAATTAGTTCGGCAATAATCTTCATTACCGTTTTACGGTCAAGATTGGTGTCATCTTCTAGGCGTTTAACGCTCGGATAGCATATATGTTCTTCACCAGCACGATCTGCTAATGACAATAAGACGAGTCGTTTAAGCGGCTTTAGACTGCCGCCCTTACGATCACTGAACTGGACTTCCCAAGCCCATTTGGTGGCATCTAGACTCATTACTCACCAACCTTAGGCTTTACATATCCGCCCATGTATTCAATCTTTTGAGCCTTATACAAGCTCGTTTCAATTTCCCCAGCCAAATACAAAGTAATGCGGCCACAACGAGCAAGTTCTTGCCTAAACTCTTCGCGTGTTATGGCTGCATTGTTTTCGTTGTATCCACGCTTACGGAGATTTGCTTTATTTCGTTCAAGCATTTTGTTTAAGAGATTAAGAGCTGGCTCATGCCAAGACTGAATGCCTTCTCTCTGCTTATGTTCGGGAAGATGTTTAAATTGCTGATTCATGACACCTCCGCCCGTGCTAATTCTTCTGCAGTTAATCGCCGATTTGCTTCTAACTCAGCAATTGATGCCGATTTAAAGAATTGAACTGGTAAAGTTAACTGCTTCCCGCAAACTGATTTAACAAAAAGTCTCTTAGGTGTGCTGTAGTAAAATCCAAACACTTCAAAAATTTCGTTATGATCCAGCTCATTAACAACCACCATGTCGCCTACTACAAATTCTTGTGAGTTGAGTTCGATTGGCTGTTCTGATAAATTATTTGTGTTCATTTGATTCACCTCAATTGAATGCCTAGAAGCCTGATTTCCGAGATCAGGCTTTTTTAATGCTCTAAATTTGACTCGGTATTCTCATGACATCCTCTGGCATCTCTTGTTTCCTTAGGATGACCCCACACCTTCCGCATACGATTGAACTTGCGTCTCTCAACCAAGAGTTTTTCTATGCAAGCTTCTCGTATCCAGTCTGCTTTAGTCATGTCGCTGGCATTGGCCACGCCTTCGATGGATTCATCAGTCAAATCATTAAATTTGACCGTTACAGGGTTATCGAGCTTTCCACCTAGAAAGCCCAACTCTCTTGCTTCATTCATTTCATCGGTTCTCATGAAAAGAGCAGCTCCCTTGCCTATTAAAAATTACGCTGTAAGTTGTTGTGTCCTTACATATTCAAAATCAACTTGTGGGCACAATTCATCACAGCGAATAAAACCATTACTCGCTTTATCAAATTCAACTGCTAGAACAGGACTACAAGTTCTGTGCTTAGAAATGATTTATTTGATTTGCCCATCTGACGTATCACACTTAAGTGCAAAATCAGCTCGTGCTTTTGTTGACAACCTATAATAGAAAATTCTTAGTTTTGAGGTGTTCAATTGAATTACTCCTCATTAGTACGATTAGTAAACATTAGCATCTGCTAAATATTTTAGCAATAAAAATTTAGCAACTTGTAATTTACATATTGCTAAATTTCTTCAAAATTAATTAGCGCTTACTAATATTGTGTAATCTTTATGAATATCTCTGAAATTAGAAAACAAAATCTTCGACAGATTATTGATGAAGCAATATCAAAAGGTTTAGCAAAAAATGATGCTGAATATTGTAAGAGAAATGATTTAGAACCTAGCTATATTTCTCAATTAGTAAATGGTCATCGTAATATTGGTGAGAGATCAGCTAGAAATCTTGAAAAGAAAATGGGACTTAATGTAGGTGCTTTGGATCAAAGCCTTAATAGTAATCAATTAGATAACAATATAAAACTATCTCAAAAGATCCCTCTAAAAAGCGATATGATTCCAGTGATCTCATGGGTTGCAGCAGGCTCTTTTTCAAATGTTGAAACCGTCTTAAAAGATACAGAAGTGAATGAGTGGCTGCCACAAAATAATGATGCAGGCAAAAATGGATATGGGCTTATAGTTACTGGGTATTCTATGTCTCCAAGATTTGAACCCGAAGATCGTATCTATGTAAACCCAGACTTTCCTGTAAATGATTTAAAAACAGGAGATCTAGTAATTGTAGCTTGTTCAGGAGATACGGAAGCTACGTTTAAACAATTAGTAATTGAAGGTTCAACTAAATATCTACAATCTATTAATCCAAACTGGGAAGAAAAAGTAATTAAACTTACTCTTAATTGTCGGTTAGTAGGAAAAGTAGTTGGTTTATATCGTAAAATCTAATCTTGAGTAAGTTCCAATATTACCCAATATATTATTTAATTTTTCTTAACAATTACCAATTAAAATGTAAGATTTATATTTCAACTTTTTACTTTTATTAATATTTATTAAAAAAACAATAAACCCACTACTTAAGTATTAATATTTAAAAAAAACTTGTGTATTTGTTTAAAAAATGATTTTATAAATTACACTTTTGTAAAAAATATATTTATTTTATGTATTAAGCATGGAGTTGGAGGGGATTGGAAAGTAAAGTTTTAACACATATTTACGGGCTAATTTCTGCATTTATTGGTATTTACAGTATATATGCAAACGGATTAACACCTTCGGACCGACTATTTTGGCTATCTATTATGTTGGTAGGAACTACTTTAATTTTTATCTTAGTTTTATCTCGTATAATAAGGTTAATTGATAAAAAAAATGATGAATTAAAGTCCGTTTCTGATCAGTTAAATAAATCCAAATATGAACTAGGTTCAGCTCAAAAAGAAATTGAAAATTTTAAAATCATATCGACTTATCTAGCTTCTGAACGTCTTACAGAACCAGCAAGACGTAAGGCTTCTTCATCCAAATAGGCACTCTAATGACTCATAATATAAATTTTGAAGATTACTTTTATTTTCCAAAATTACGCACTCGTGCTGCAGAATTAAAAGGTTTGAAACATCTTACTGATACTAGAAAAGATCAGATAATTCCTATTATTACAGCAGGTAAGTGGCCTAGAGCCACAACTTTCGAGTCTGGTATAAGTAAAATTGCTGAAGTCTTTGAGAATCGCCCTTTCTTTTTGGATTTAACGGATGAACATAATACTTTTTCCCAAGAACAGACTCTATTAAAAAACTCCACAAATAATTATCAAAATTGGCGGACATATGTTAAACGATTTGCTAATGCTATTCCTGTAGCACAAGTTGACCCTCAAGCAAATCTTCGTGATTTTGTAATGCAAGCCCGTGCATGTGAACATGAATTTGGACGACTAGCATTTATTATTAATGACTATATTAAAGACCTTGAGCATGTAACTAGTGCATTAAGTTCACTTGATGATGTAAATAATGCAATTATTTTTATAGATTCTAAATATATTCGGAATTCTTATCCTGCAGTATTAGCAGCTAATATCCAAACTATTAATACGATTCGTAAAGACGTTCCAGATGCCAATATTTCTACACTTTCAACTAGTTTTCCATCAAGTCTAGCTACCTTTAGTAATGATGCCAGTAAAACACGAGGTGTTATAGATATATTAGAACGTCAATTGCATGAAGAATTGGGTGGATACGATGTCGTGGGGTATGGCGATTATGGATCTATTCACGGAATTGTATATGATGATACTCCTGATGTAATGCGATGGACAGCAAGAGTAGATTACCCTACTGAAAGATATTGGCAATTTGAACGTAGACCTAAAGGTAGTGTATCTGCTTCTAGCACTGGTACAACTAAATCTGATTTTCAACATGCAGCTCAAGCTATTTTTTCTTCCAATCCCCAAATCGCAAATAGTGACATTTGGGGGGAAAATATTATTATGCAAACTGCAACTAATCCAGAATTTGATGGAATTGGTTTTGGCCCCGCAGCATGGATCTCTGTTCGAGTAAACATCCATTTATCAAAACAAATAGATTTTTCTCAACAATTGATTAACGCAAACGAACCGGAATGGGACGAGGACTTGGATTTGCTTTAGTTTTTCTAGGTAATACTGTCAAGGTCTGAATATCTATAGAGTTAAATTTATTTAGCTCTATAGTCCTTTCTAAATCCAATAAATGAGAGGACTGAATTTTTAAATCCTCTTTAATTTTTTTAATTTTAGATATTTTCGCATCTCGGGTCTTAAAATAATTTAAAACAAATTCTCTAATATCAGTTTTATGAAATTGTTTTTTTACTTTCTCTAGTAAAATTTCTCTATTACCAGAAAGAGATAATCCTTTTAATCTTAAGATATTCTTCAACTCATCAACAGGTAAGTGTGTTAACCAAGAATCAGTATCTAATTTTTTTCTATTAGATCTTCTCTTAATAGTAAGTCGGCCAGTATCGTCGATGAGCCATACCCCAATCGTAGAATCATACTCATCTAAAACTTTTTTTAAATGCTTCTCTGCACATACAACAATAACGTTCTCAAATGAACTAACATAGTTCTTTATTTGTGTAGGTAATCTATCAAGAGTATCAAATTTACTCTTGATTTCGAAAACACTTAACTGCCCATTTGCCATTACTAAATCTGCACGACAAGTGAAATTATTTATAAACAACTCACTGATAAAAGCAGTTGTCTTTAAATCATGTTTGGTTGAAAGGTGCTTAATTAGACAATTACGGATTTGTTTCTCGTTCATAAGCCCTCCCTTAGCAACGACTAGTAATGGTTCATGAATATACTATTAAAAGAGTATTTTTAGTATATACAACGTTTAAAAAAGCAACTAACAAAAATAAATAAATACTTTTAATTTAGCATTTGCTATTGATTTTAAGATTAGCATTTGCTAAATTAAATCTCGTAGACAACAAAAAGCCCCGAAACTTTGGACGGAGACGGGGCTTTGCATAACTGCGAGATAAGTATGAAACAAAACCCTATTCCTAGTCAAACGACTTCACGCCTATATCAACATCCTACTGTTGAAGAACAGCGCCCTTCCCGTTTCGCAACCATTAAAGCGAACGTTATCGACTTCCTTATATATATTGCCCTTTCATTCATCCTCTGGGTAATTGCTGTAACTGCAGCATCTTGGATGATGGGAGGCTGACCATGACTAACTCAGTATTAAATCTATCTGAACGCCAACAAGCAGTTTTGCAAACAGTTATCGAAATTAATAAAAAAGGCAAACAGCCGTACACATGGCAAGTTGTAAATCGCATGGAGGCTAAAGGCCACCAAATTACTGAAAAACAGTGTGCGTATGATCTAGGTGTAATTATTCGCTAAGGGTACAGGTGTATTTTCTGCAAAGTTTGATAGCAATCCTAAAGTTTGGATCTATGAAGAACCAAAAGGAGCGGCTTAATCATGAATGCTCAATTCAAACCACATCCAGATGGCATAAAAGCCTATATAGGCCATGACCGCTTAACTGGTCTCTACTCTGTCCGTATCGGCTGGACTATCTATGCAGCTAATGCAAATGGCAGTGTGCTGTACACCGTAAAAGGTGAAATGAAGACACCTTTAAATGTTGAAGAGTTTAAGGCGAAGCGGCCTAAGGTTTACGCATCCTTAATGAATGAGATTAGCTTCCAGCGTAAAAAAGCTTTAGCAACTGCACTGCAACTTAACAACATCCCTTCGTATGACCGTAAAGCTTATAAGAAGAAGCGCGGCTTTACGGGTTCAAAATAAGGATAAGAAAAATGGCTCTACCTATTATTACTGCTGACCAAACTTTATTAGTTCAAGCAATTATTGTGTATCTCTATGCTGATCCGGGCTTGGGTAAATCATCAATGGGCTTTACTGCAGAAAAAGCTATATCTTTTGACTTTGACCGTGGTGCGGTTGTACAGGTTCAACAATGGAGCGATGTTGCAAACTTAACTCCCCAAGACCTTGCACCTTATAAAACTGTTGTTATTGATACCGTGGGCGCAATGCTTGAATGCATTAAAACTCATCTATTACTTACTGCTAATAACCGTCAAAAAGATGGCTCTTTAAAGTTAAAGGCTCAAGGTTTAGCGAATCAAACTTTCAAGCAATACATCAACACTTTAATCAGTCTAGGCAAAGATGTTGTTTTGATTGCGCATGCTTCAGAAGATCAAAACGGTGATCAAATTATTTATCGACCAGACCTGGGCGGTAAAAACCGTAATGAGCTTTACCGTATTGCAGACATCATGGGTTATCTAACTACCGTTACCACGAGTGAAGGTAAAAATGCCCGTGTCATCAACTTCAAACCTTCTCCTACTCACCATGCGAAAAACTCAGGTGCATTAGGCGGTGAAACTGGTGAGGTATGGGTTCCCGATCTAAAAGCTAATCCAACTTTCTTAGCTGATCTAATCACCCAAGCTAAGGACCACATCAACACTTTAACGCCTGCACAACTTGCAGCAGCTAAAGCTCAAGAAGAGCTAGAAAACTGGAAACAAAGCTGTGAAGAAGCTGAGCATGCTGGTGATCTGAATCAATTAACTGAATCACTTGATAAAGAACACATGTATTACCAGAACATGCGTCAAACAATGTTAATGCGTGCTAAAGCCTTGAACTGCCAGTTCGACAAAGAAAGGAACTCATGGATTAGTCCACCCGAATTTAATGGGATTAGTGATAAGCAACGGGATCAATTACAAGCTTTTATAGATGAGCGTGGTTTAGACGTTAAAAACGTTTGTGAATACTTAGGAATAGATTCACTCATGCAAATTGAAGTGGCGAAACTACCAGCCATTCAAGTTGAAATTGAAAAGCTTGCTAAGGGAGAAATTGCCTAATGAGCTTCCGTTACTCATCCTCAGCCAGAACTCTGATTGTGTTCCGCAACCTAATGAACCATTGCTACGACAATGTGAACCCGTCTCAAATCGACAACTTAGTGGATGAGGCGAAATTTAAAGAAGCGACTTGGAGAAAATAAGGAAGACCTATGGCTTGTCTAATCAAAGTATCTGAGTTTATTAAACGGGTTTACGGCGGTAAGGATGCAACACCTCCAGCCCCGCAAACCATTACCCGTAGTTGCCGACGTGGTGAATTACCGGCCGAACAAATTGGCCGAATTTGGTACATAGATTGGGAAATTTACCGAAAACGTACCGGTAACGAACTCGTAGACCGTGTGTTAAGAGGTTGAGATGGCAAGGCCTCGTAATACAAAGAACAAAGACTTACCCGCTAATCTTTACCGTGGTCAAGGTAGTGCGTGGCGCTACCGTCACCCTGTAACGGGTAAGTATCATTCAATGGGTTCTGATAAATCAAAAGCGATTACAGCAGCTCGAAAACTAAATGAATTACTCATTCCGTCAGATGACCTAATTGGTAAAGTCATGGGTGGAGTATTTTTTGGTGAATTTGCAGATGACTACCTAGCGAATAAACGACGTAAAGATGGTAAACCCGTAGAGCTAGTACAACAATTGAAAGTTATAGATCTTATCTGGAAAGATGCAAACTTAAATGGGGTGATTTAAGAATAGACCAGATCACTCTTTTTATGGCCAATCAACTTCTAGACGATATGACGGCATCATCCAGCAATGGGTGTCGTGGAGTTTTAATTGATTTGTTTAATGTCGCTGTCAGCAAAGGATTATGTCCAGATAATCCTATTGAAGCGACGATGCCCAAACATATAAAACGGCAGCGTAGAAGACATACATTGGAAGGTTTAGAGCTTGTTCGTAAGCACTCTCCTACATGGCTTCAAAATGCGATTGATTTGGCCTTACTAACCACACAGAGACGTGTCGATATCCTGAAAATGAAGTGGACAGATATTCAAGATGGCTACTTGCACGTTGCTCAGGAAAAAACTACTGACAACCCTGAAGATGAGTTTGAGATTTCTGAAGGCGCCGGTTATGTAAGGATTAAAATTGATAATGAACTGCAGCAAGTTTTAAATCGCTGTAAGGATAAAATTGATAGTCCCTTCATTATTCACCGGGTTCCTGTGAAAGAAGGTAAAAAGAGAAAATATGAAAAAGAACATTGGACCCAAGTTGATAATCAGTATTTATCATCCAGCTTTTTAAAAGCAGTTAAGAAGTCGAATGTATATCCAAACTTAACTGGTAGACAATTACCAATCTTTCACGAAATTAGAGCACTCGCTATTTTCTTGCATAAAAAAGCGGGTAAATCTGCTCAGGCATTAGCTGGACATACGAGTAAAAAATGA